TCAGTTGCTGCTTTAACTGCACCGCTAGCTGCATCAAGAGTATATGTTGTTACATCAGATACGTCTTTGATTACACCGCTGATAATACCAGTTGTTCCATCGACAACATTGCCGACTGAACTACAGCCCATTACAAAAAAGGTCAATACGAATAGTATATACTTCATAGCCTTCTCTCCTTATTACAAGGTACTTCCGGGGGTGGTTTCCTACCCACTAATTGAAGAAGCGTACCACTTGATACGCCGATCATCTTCCTTGAAATAATGGTGCCGGCACCAAGAGTCGAACTCGGGACCTACTGATTACAAATCAGTTGCTCTACCAACTGAGCTATACCGGCCTAATTCTATATTTTTATTATACAACAGATTTAGTATAATGTCAACTATTTTTTGCCGATATTATACTTGACCGTCAGCTCCCAATCATTCTTTTCTTTAAATGAAATTATTTTTATTTGGTTCAGAGAAGCAACTGGATCTTTAGTCTTTGAAGGATCCACTATTTTAACAAGTTCCCATTCTTCTAATAAATTCACAATCGTATTACGACGTGAGATATCTTCTTCTGTTAACGTATTATGCTTTCCGTCTAAAATAAACAATTCTTTAAAGTGTAGTATTGAGTACCTACCTTTCTTATGTAGGATGTGACATGATTGATATAACTTTTTTTCTTTGCGGCTTGAAATGCCTATTCGAGTCAATGTTTCTTTAACCTTGAGGAAGGAATCCTGCGTGGGTAATTCAACTTCGACACCTACTCCTTTGAAAATATCCGTGTCCATGATTTATATTCACCTTGTTAATTATTATGTTTAGTGGCAACGGTTAAGTACCGTATCAGATTATTTATAATAATCATATTTTAGCCACCTTCATTAACTTTATCATGGAGAGATTTAACTTGTTCCTTATTTAATACCTTAAGATATTGTTTAGCAACAGTTCGGTTACATTGATATATTTCTTGGATTACATCAAGATCAGTGTTCTTATCAGCCTTTGGCCATTTTGAGAATCTTTTGCGTTTACGAAGTACAGCACGATAATAATCAAACTGAGCAGCATCAAATAAATGATGACGCATATTCATTTCGTTTGCATGTAAGATGGTGTCCTCAAAATTTGTGAAGCCACGGTTCACTACATAAGGCGTATACATCTTTTCAGTATGTTCAGGTATATCGCTATTGCGAATCAGATCCTCCTTTGAGAAGGACGCAGCGTTCATAAAATCAAACGGAGTTAGGTCTTTCATCAAAAAGCTCCTCGTATTCCTTTACCATAACATCAAAACTTTTACCACAGTCTTCACAGAGAATAAGTGATTTCTTGCCTTCTTCGGTATTCATCTCAACCGTAAACGATTTCTTTTTGGATGTCTTGGTACCACAGTTAAAACATTCAAGTCTTCCAAGCATTATGAGTACTCACATTCAATCATTACTTCTGTTAAGAACGCAACCATATTGATTTCTTGGTCAGCAACTAGGCCTGACTTGTACATATAATCGGCTAATGTAACTATGAAACCAGCTTGTGATTGTAAAATGACCTTTTGTGAACACATATCGTAGATACGTCGAAACATTTCGTTCATATCTTGGTCTGAATTCTTGGCAACCCATTTACGCATATCGGTAAATTGTTTTGCTTTGAGTAATCTGAAAAGATCATCAACTGATTCTTGTTTTAAATTAACAAAGATACCTTCATCAATTTTACCTGAAGCAGCATACGATTGTAATTCAGTTAATACTCTACGGAAATCAGGAAAGTGTTTCTCAATTACTTTGGCAACAACTTTAGGATCGTATTCAACTTCTTCTTGGTCAAGTATTGCCTTAACTCTTTTGAAGAACTCCATTGCCATTTGCGGACGATCGTTTGTATCAATAGTAAAGTCTACTTCTGATAACCTTGAACGTAATGGACTGATAATACGATTCTTGAAATTACAAGTAAAGATGAAACCACAGTTTGAACTATACTCTTCAATAAAGTTACGTAATGCCGGTTGGACATTAGCTGCATTCAAATAATCTGCTTCATCAAAGATTACATACTTACGACCTGTACCTGTTAGAGATACTGCGGAAGCAAATGTTGAGATATCGTATCGGAGGGTATCAATATTAACATTAAGAGAACCATTCTTTACGATATAATCGCAACCAAGTTCTTCAAGCATGGCTTTGGCAATTGTAGTTTTACCTACACCTGGACCACCTGTTAATAATAGATTTGGAACACTGCCGTCTGATACGAACTTACGGAATTGTTCTTTTGTCTTGTCAGGTAGAATTGTATCTTCAACAATCTGCGGACGATATTTTTCAACCCATAAGACTTCGTTTGATTTTGCATCAATCATAATTCACCATAAACATAATATAAAATAATAAAAATTTGAGAAAACGCGAGGGTGTTTGACCACCCTCACTTCTCGAGAAATGAGTTATTGTTTAACCAACAACTTTATCAGCTAAAGGAGCTTCAGGATTTGTTGTGTCAACAGCAATTTCCTCTTCGCCTTTACTTGTATCAGGCTGTGGAGATTTCTGTCTTAAGAATGTTTCGAGTTTATTTCTTAACATCCCTACACCAGCCATCTCTTGTCCTTGGAATCCACCACGCTGAGAAACTACATCAATAATTTGCAGTAGCGTTGACAGATCACTAAGATTGATAACCACTTCTTGTTGTTCCTGACCTTGTTGGCCAAGATGTGATACGTCATTCATATTAATCACCTTTTATTATAAGTCGACTTTGAATCTATAGCCACGTAATACGTGACCCCTTCACCTTTAAACTCTGAGATACCTTTTGAACAAAGAGTAACATCATAGTCTATCGGCATTAGTTTCAAGTTATCAGTTTTAATAATAATCTTGAACTCATCGGCAGTTTCCCCAATTTCAACGCCAAAGTCATCTGCGTTGTCGTTGGCACTGTCGATTGCTTTCAGATAACATTTGCCACTTTCGCCAACAAATGCAATCTCTGAAAATTGTAATACACCAGCCGCCTTCAATACTGAAGACAGTGTATCTGCCGTCACCGATACTTCTACATCAGCAGAAGGAATAGTAATATCCTTTTCTGGTGGAGTATGTATCATTGACAGATCAGCAAAGACGTATTTGGTTCTACGTTTGCCTTCCGATATAATAAAGTATTTATCAAAAAACTCTACATCCGGATCGTTATACAGAGATAAAATAGACAAGAATCTTGATAAATCGTAAACACAGGCATCAGAAGGAATCTCCTGGTCTATATTTGCGATCGCAATCAGCGTCTTCTCTGGAGTTATGGTCTTAACAACTGAACCTGCTGATAACAAGATCGACTTGTTGATAGCGGTAAAGCTTTTTAGGACCGTCAAGGTTTCGTTAGAAAATTTCATTATATAAGTTTCTCCATTAGTTTATTGTTGTCTATTATACAACAGTTATTTAGATTTGTCAATAGGATTATAAGCTTTTTTGTTGGAGCTATTATCTGCGGTTGCAGTTACACCTAATTGACCGAGAGATCCCATGTCACCCTTAAAGATATAAGAACCAACATGATTAAGTTTCATCCAAGGACACATCCATACTGAAAGGTCGGCTTTACGAGCCATCTTACAGAAGAAGTAATCTTCAGACAAGTACCTTCTTGACTCTGGGTCAATGACACAATCAAAGAAAGCATGTATATCTCGAGTACCGTCAAATTGTTCGGTTCTAACATGGTCAGGTTTATATGCAAGTTCAGGATAGGCATCTCGATATTTTTCTAATGCTTCTCTTGTAATTAACATAAACCCAGTACCACCTTCGGCAACTTGAACAGGTTCTGCGAGTTTAAATTGTTTTATATCTCCAACAGGATTAAAAACAAAATCTGATGTAAATTTTTCTAGGTCAAAAGGATTCTCTTTGCCTACTCCGGATTGAGCAGCAGCTGATACCTTTTCCCAAGCAATTGTTTTCTTAGGATATGGACCACATACGACATCGTATTTTTCAGGATCTGAAATCTGTAATGCAAGTAACGCCAAAGCATCTCTTGGATCAAATCCAATGTCTGCGTCAATAAACAATAAATGTGTACAGTCAGATCTTAAGAATTCATCTACGATATAGTTTCTTGCTCTTTGTATTAAACTCTCATTAAATAGAAAGTAATACTTCATTGGTATTTTGTGAGATGAACATAACATACTTAAATCATTGGTTGACTTAGTATATAGTCCAGTACATTGACCACCATACATAGGTGTACCAACGAATAGTCTTTGTTTTTGTAATTCTTCTGTTTTTACTTCAAGCTTCATACTGTGATTTGCTCCATATCGTTTTCGGCTCTTGTGATTGATTGTAGACGCATAACATCAGCCAATATGTCCCATGCCGAATCGTGTGCTTTAAATACTGAATCCCACTTATCTTCGTTTGCACATGGAGGAAATCCATTCTTCTTAATACCAAAGTCAAACTTTGCATCAATAAAAGTTCTTGTATCTCTAACAGTCCAATGTTTTAAGTGTGATTGTAGATGTCCTACTTTACCTTGAGACTTAAATAGTCTTTCAAGTATAACAGGATCAAATGAATTAGATCTTGACCACCAAAAATTAATCTTTGGACCGTCAATTAAAAAATCTGTAAATTGTCTTACGAACTCTTCAACAGAAAGATCTGAACTTTTTGGAGCAATATTCTTTCTTACTTCAGAATCTTGTTTTGACCAAAAGTCTAATGTACCTTTATCAACTACCCAATCAAAGTCCTTTACTTGTTGAGCTACATTTAATTTAAATTTCTTTGTTTTAAATATATCACCCAAATTGTATGGATCGTCTGATGTAAACTTATCCCACTGAAATACCATGACTGACATATCAATCACAGCACAGTTATGGACATCTTGTCCCATTGTTTCAAAGTCGATGATTAAATCGTTTCTCATAGTAATACCTTTAATTTAATTTGTTATTATAACAAACATTGCTACGGATGTCAATAGTTTTATCCAAAGAATTCTTCTAAATTTGGAGTTGTATCAACACCGTTAGGATCAAGCTCTAATAATTGCTTGTGGTTGTTCTGTCTTAAATAGGTGGTATCTGATAATTCTAATTTACCTGTAAGGAATTTGGCAATCTCTGTATGTAGATCTCTTGATGTTGGTACAGGAACATTCTGTGCAATATGGTTCATCTTCTTTAAACCACCTAGCAATTCAAAATTAGGTGGGAATCCCATCATATGTAATGCTTCACGAATTGTTAATGATCGTTCTTCTGTTGGATGCATTGTGTCAACCATATTACGACCAATTACAGCATTCATATATTCACCAAAGACATGTACTGAACCATCCCATACACCTTTGCCATCAGCAAACTTCATTATTGCGTGGTCGGAATATTTAATACCTTTTTCGTTGCCTGTCTTATGGAACCATTCGTTAGCTTCTTTCATCCAACCTTTCTTACAAACATAATTCAGAGTTGTCTTAACATTCTCTTCAATCATAATCTCTCGAACATCACGGTTCGTTTTGGTCTTAATAAAATTGTAATAAGGTTCATCAGGAACATTCTTATTAATAACTAAATCTTGATGTAAAGCATCTTCAGGAATCTCTTGTAAGTATTCGGTAAAATCCTTTCGGTCTTTATTATACCAATTCATTACAGGAGCGGAGTCTGACTTCCAACCAATCGCAAAGGTCCTGTCGCGTCCTTGTGGAACTCCATGGAATCTCGTTGATGTTTTATACAGGGATAAAGAATAACCCCTCTCAGCACATATTTCATACAGTCTATTCGCTACTGGACGTCCTTTATTTGTAAACAATGCAGGAGCATTTTCAACGATGACTACCTTTGCACCAAGTTTATCAATACCATCTTGAAAGACCATATACATAAATTCGTTCTTAGCACAACCTGCACCTTTACTCTCTGTTGTTGTTCCTGTATTTAATTGAGATAGAGCAGCACAAGGCGGAGTACCAGAAACTACATCAACTTGTTTAATTTGACCAGGCTCTGCTTCGTCAAGTTTAATATAAGGAATATCGCGTCCCATTGTATTTTGTTGATAGTTTACATATTGACTATCGTTATCTTCAAATCCACCATAAGAATAGATTGCTTCAGGTGGTTTACCAAAAGCTTTTTCTGCTCCTAGCATTTGTCCACCAATAAGTGGAATCAGTGGTGCCCATGTTATTTCTTTTTTGTTCATCCGAAAAAGTCCTCAAGTGTTGCAGCTGCTTTCTTTTCAAATTGTGTTACATCAGGTGCAACATAATCATTATCCATTGCTGTCATAATTTTATTGTTTAAAAATGTACCATCGTAATATTCATGCTTACATATTAGTTTACGCAATCCTGTAATTACAGATTCATACTCGTCCTCATTATTTAATAACCTATCCATCCTTTCTTTAAATTCAGTAGGAGTCTTAGGTCTTAAAAAATCTGGTATTGGCAAATGCCCTTGTTCATCATAAGATGGATGTAAGAACGGTATCACACCAGCATGTACCATTTCAATATACTTTGAAGTTACCCAACCTTTTGCGATTGGAATAATAAAAGTAAACTTAACATTATTCATTTTTGCCATTACATCATCAAGATGAATAGAGCCTTTGAATCTTGCGTCTGTTTCTGTTTTCTCATGAGTCCATTTACCATAAATCTCAACGTCGTCAAAATCATCAAGTACCCATTCTTTTAATAAGTTATATCTTGAAGGGTTTGCTTCATTCAATATAACCATGAATGGTAATTTACGATTCAGATTAAACTGTTCTGAATGATGATAGTTAATACAGAAACAAGTTTCCATACCTGCATATGTTGCAGATTGCTTTCTTTCGTATCTGACTTGATCTTCATAATCTTTAATAGAACTTACAGTGTATTCATAATCATATTGACCTAAAGACACTGTTGGTAAATGAAATATGTCTCTTGACTGATTCATTACATATCTTGGATCATTTATAATTTCAACATAAGGAGGTTGTTCTTCATTTAACCAAATAGAAATTGGTGAAGTATAATTCTTTGTCATATCAATCACAGATGCAGGTTTACCATCAGTGATACCTTCTTTTAAATGTTTCACTTGAGTAATTTTATCTGGAATTGTAACTGTACCAACCTGACCGACCATTAGAACTGTATAGTCTAACTTAAATCCTTTCTGACCAAAGTAATTAAAGATATGACGATAGAAATTATCAGTACCATCATTCTTAACTCCTTTCCAAATATCAATTACATTATTATATGGAAACAACTCCAACTCTTCAGACTCAGTTAGAGTACTGAAATCAGATCTTCCGATAATGTAAAATGTTTTGTCTGGGTTGTTATTTGCGAGTGCAATTAAAACTGTAGATGGTTCGTTGTCTCCACCAATAGGAGAGAAACGATTCCGTTTGAACTTGACCGATTTACCGATCTTTCCGAAGCCAATGTTTTTCATAATATAAAATAATTCCGTTCTGTAAATTTATTTATTAGAATCCACCACACGCTTTCGAAGCTCTGTGGAACTGAAGGAATGCCTTCTTCGATTATAATGTACTGGACATAAACCTTTTCCTGTATGTTCCATATCTTTGTATTCTTCACCTACGATACGAATGTCAGGATTAATTGTAAGTATCATATCAATGATTTCTTGTTCAGTTGAAAAAGGTATTACTTCATCTACATATTTACAAGATGATACCTGTATGTATCTTTCAAAAGGTGTTTGGATAGGCTGATTCTTTGCATCAGGACGATCTACGGTTGGGTCTGTAAGTAATCCAACAATTAAATAATCGCACATTGATTTTGCTTCTTGTAACATAACAATATGACCTGCATGAAACAGATCAAACGTTGAACAAGTAAAGCCAACCTTTGCGCCTTCTGATAATTTGGTTCTATCAAGAAACATATATATTCTCCTCTTTTAATAATTCCTCTACTCTAGGTGCGTATATATTATATAGTGGTGATTTATCAATTGGTAAGTAATGAATATACGCAGGAATCTTTTTTAACTTTTTAACTTCTCTCATTACTGTTGTCCATACTCGGACATCACCATTAAATCTTTCAGGTTCATAACCATTTTCGGAAAGCCATTTATAATAGATGGCATAAATGTTTTGTTCTATACACCAATACTTTCCACCCATACTACGGTTATTCTTTTTTGAACCGTACTTAGGTATTACTGAACCACCATAACCTTTCTTATTCTTGTACTTATATACACCATCCATGATAAGTATATATGTATCTTTACAAACTGCTCTCTGAAAGAACTCAATATAACGATCATTCTTGGTATGTATTACTTGTCCTGAGTTCATACTAAAGTAAGGTTCTTTTCTCATTGTTGAAATATCAACTAAGTCTTTATAGATTGGAGCCAAACTGGATTCAACAAACTTACCCATAACACCTAATGCAGATTCATTATAGAACACATACTTATTAAAGAAATAATGATCAAGCGGTTTAAGTAATAATACATCGTCGTCCATCATCATTGCTTTATCAATGTTAAGTACTTCGTGTACATAAGGAAAGACCAACCATTTAATTGCTACTCCGTATGCATTTAGAATCTTAAACAAGTATTCTTCATCAAAGAAATGTTTTGTCTTCTCAATCATTTCCGAAGCATAATGTATTTCAATCTTATCTGATATTGTTTCTGTATTATATGTCTTATTCCTATCATCTAAGATAACATTCAAACGTGTATATGTATCTTCACCATACACATTCCAATATTTAAGTAAGCTTTCAATCCTCTCAATATTATTACTTACTACGAATATATTATTCTGCATAATTAATCATATCCAATATATCGTTAACACATTGTAATATAAAATCTTTATCATCGTGGTATTTGTAAACTCGTATTACTTCAGCAGCAACAAGAGTAAGCAGTTCATATTTGTCTATATGATGGTTATATGCTAACAGTGTATTAATAGCAAGATCTTGTTGATGTCGAGAATAATGATTAATCATCAAACTTGCGATAAACTTTGCTATGTCAAGTTCACGACAACCAAATACATTAGGGATAGGATCAATTAAGAACAATTTATCTTCATTAAACAGCATGTTCTTAACACCAAAATCTCCATGACAATAACCGTATTCTAATTCGATCTTTGCCATCTTTTCAATCACTTCATTAAATGCTTCAAGGTTTGCCAATTGAACATGACTTACAATTCTTGCGATGTAATCGTCAAAGGTTAGAAACTTAGTTTGTTTAATAGAATCAAAAGCATCAAGAGATTCTTGAATCATTGCCAATGCTTTATAAGGTTTGTCATTGAAGTAGTTTGGATCATTAGGAATGTAATCCATTGTAAGTGTATCACCTACAACTCTATGAATTGTTGGAGTGTTTACAATATTACCAGTTTCTTCAAACCACTTTGCTGCTTCATGAGCATTTCTTGCTGTCTTATGTACTAAGGCACCATCAGTATAGATATCAGAACCTGAGAGACCACCTTCGAGTTCTCTTATGTCTGTTTCTATAAAATCTTCAGGAGTAATACCTTTGTCGTCAACATAGTATGCTGCAAGTGGTTTATTAAAAGATAGAGCATGGTATTTTACATGATGTTTCTTTAACCAAGATTCAATTTGTGGACCATACTTATCTGATGCTTCTTCTCTACTCCTACAAGAAATAGAACCACGAGCAGTAAAGATATCAATGATCCAACCAGATTCATATAACTTATTGCACTTTTCTATTAACTCAAGATTAGGCTTTGCGTTCTCCCAATCACGATTAGAAGTAAACGCAAGTGTATCATCAAAGTCGAGTACAATTCTTTTATGTAGAGACATCTTAGTCCCTATTCATCATAGATCTTGTTAAACCACCGAAGGCCCAACAGAAATATACAAAGAGTGGAGTTGCGATAGCAAGACGAATCGCGTCAGGCGTCATATCAACCATCTTCATAAATGCAACAAGAATAAACATAGTAGCTGCTATTGTGCCAACTGCTGCGATTCCATACCAAGTATCAATAATAATTTCTTTCATAATATATCCTCAAATAATAAATTCTATTATAACAAAGTTTAAGTCATATGTCAATAGATTAGTTGACTGTATCATTCATAAAGTCAACAAGAACACCTGACTCATCAAACATTCTTCGAGATTTCTCAAACGAATCTAACCACTTCTGTGGTATATCTTCCATTGCCATTACAATTCTATTTATGCCAACTTGGATAATTCCTTTTGCACAATCATGGCAAACTGGTAATCCGTAAACATATAGAGTTGAACCTTTTAATGAAATACCGTTAAAGGTAGCATTATATATGCAATTCATTTCAGCATGAACAACCAAATCATATTTAATTGATCTGTCTTCATATCTTTCAGGTATATCTTCAATTCCTTTTGGAAATCCGTTATACCCAGTGGCTAGGATACGACGGTCATCATTAACTGCCACCGCTCCTATTTGCTTTGATGGATCTTTACTCCAAGAAGAAATCTCTCGAGCAACTCTCATAAAGCGTTTATCCCACTTATCCTGCATTTACTAATTCCTCTACAAATTCAAAATGTCTTTCGTAAACATGGAAGTTAGTTGCTGTCCATATTAAATCACCAGCTTCAATCTCAAGATCATAAGCAAGTTGATTCTGAACAAACTTTGCCCAAGCATAATCATTATTATAACCAAAGACTGCGTCGTTAGATCTCATTACATAATGGGAAATAAGTTTACCATCTCTAATCATAAACGTATTACTAAAGGTACACATAAAGTCATTCATACCGTCACGGTTGAAATCAGTATGCATACTTGGTCGATTATAAATCATTGAAGCACGTCGGCTGTTTGGATTATTTCTCAACTCTCGAAGTACATGTTTATACTGATGACCATTCTCTTCAGAGTAAATACACCAACCATAATTAGAATTGATCTTACCTTCGTCAGAAGATATGTCTTTCCAAATCTGTGGTGTATCACCAGGAATATCATCAACATATAATGATTCAGACATGTACCAATCTAGTTCACGTTCAATATACTTATATGCAGGTTTACGAATTACGAAATCTTCATCGGCAAGAAACGATTCACCAAAGACTTCGATAGTTTTTGCACCAGTACGATCAATAGTATAATCTTCACAGAGATACTTGTTCATAATGATGTTACGAATGTCTTGGACTTGTTTCATTAGATAGATTCCATTAACGCTTCAATATCAGATACTTCTGCAATTAGATCAGAAACATTTTGATTATGGAAAGCTCTTGCGGTTTTCCTTAGGATTGATTTTGGGATCTGAACTTCTTCAGCCAAAGCATTGATTGCTTCTTTTTGAAAATCACGTTCTGATTCCATTCTTGTAAACGAATTACTCATTTCTTCCATGCAACCACGGATTCGTTTTTTGTCTGCGTCACTTGACGGTAATATCACATTGCTCATTATTTAGTACTCCTGTTAAATACATCTTTAGTTGAATCCTGACCTTTAATACCTTTACGACAGTAAGAGACAAAGAAACTTGAATAGTTAATTAAATCTTTTGCTGAATCTTCAAGGGATTCAAAGTTAGGATCATAATCATCTGACTGCATTGCTTCCATTACAGATTTCATACGTAGCATTTTTGCATGCATGATATCATGAATGGTTGTAATTCCGTTAGGATAGTAGTCAGCTTGTTGAACAGTTGAGTTCGGATTTTGATAATCACGAGACTTTCTCAACTGAAGGTCAACGCACTCTTGTAGTACATCAACCGAAACTGGGTTTGTCTGTTTCGACATAGTTTACTCCATAATAAAAAATCTATTATAACAAAGTTCTAATAGAATGTCAATAGTTATTGTAATTGATTGCTGAATGGTAATTCATATCCTTCTTCAAGGAATTGTGCGGTAAGTGATCTCTCAACATTACCATGAACCTGTACTTCTTCTTTAGTAACTTTACCTGTAAGAGGACAGATAACATCAATGACCGTAGGTGGTGTATAGATTCCAAAGACATGAATTGTTTCTTTCATCAAACCACGTTCTTCCATAATACGAAAGATCCTTGCGTTAGTACCATCTCCTCGTGGAGTAATACCATTCTTATACATTCCTACTCTACCATTCCATGCCGTTTTACCACCAGCTTTACCTATCTTCATAAGTTGACCTTTACATACCATATAATATACTAAATCATTGTTTAGGTCTTTGGCTCTAAGGTGTGGTGATCTGACATAAGAAAGTCGGTCTCCGTCAATTTGGAGAGTACCGATAAATGTCATTTTGGTTATATGTTCTTTTAATAAAGACCCATCGAGAGATAGGTCAGTATTGAAGATTTCCATTTGCATAATATAAAAGTCTTTTTTAATTTACAGATATATTATAATCTAATTCATAAAGAATGTCAATAGTTTTTTAGAGAACTTTTCTCCAAACATTCTGAATTCTGTTTTGTTTCATGAATATATGAAACGTATTGTATTGCTGTATAATGTATTGCATTGTGTTTCCTACTTGTTACCTACATGTTACATAAATGTAACATTGTAATATTATATATAAGGAAAACCTAATGGTATCAATAATTTATACGACTTTTGGTGCCGCAGGTATTACAAACGTTCTTACTGTTGCCAATTTATCTTCGGCTTCGGCAAGTTTTGCGACTTCAGCATCAAGAGTTTCAACTGTACCAGGATGTTCTGCTACTCCAACTCCATTCTCTAAAAATACCGCAATGTTTGCTGTATGTTCTGCAATGGCTGCTTCGTATTTTGTAATTAGTGCGTTGACTAATATTTCTCTAATTGCCATTTTATTCTCCTTTCAATGTTGGTAGGATACCGTGATTACCTTCGTGAGATGGAGCTGTCCATCCTTCAGGTTTCATTAGATCAGGTAATCCTAATGGGTTTGGCCTTCCTTCCTTTACTCCAGGTTCTTTGGCCATATTTGCTTTAAGAACTTCGTCCCAAGCTTTATAAGGATCGACTCCGAAGGCATCAAGAGTACCGATTGCCACTACACAAAGGTCAACTAAACCATCTACGATTTCTTCGGAGTCGATAACTTTTTGGGCTGATCTTGTTTCTTCAAGTTCTTCTTGTAGGAAGTCAACTCGAAAACGCAAGAACGCCTTCAACTGATTTATATCTGCTGTCTGCATCCAATCATGTGTTTTATATTTGGCTTGCATTTCATTAATGTCTTTTACCCAGTCTTTACTCATTTGGATATCCTTGTGAAATATATACACCGATAGCACCAATTTGTCCTTCGGTTAAACCTTTTGCTGTTCCCCACATCAACATAGATTGAGGACCAACTTGTTCTCCTGCTTTATATTTTAATAACTTACCAATAATATCATCAGCAGATTGTCCTTGTAATTTAGGACCTATACCACCTTGTCCTTGTGGTCCATGACAGGCAGCACAAGTATTCATAATTGGTCTGATATCAGCAAAACGATCTTCAGCCATTGCGACTGATGTCATTCCTAATAGAGCAGTTGTTAATAAAACGTTCTTCATAGTAATTCCCTTAATTGGTCGAAACCACCGATCTTTTCTTCGTCTTTAATAATCTGAGGAAAAGTTCTTGCGGTTGGAAAAATTTCAAAAAATTCGTCTTGAGAATAATCAAGACCTAAATGCATGTACTGATAATCAGCACCTTTAGATTCACAAAGTTGTTTTGCCATTTTACAATAAGCGCAATTGTCTTTACCGTAAATCTTTATCATACTAGTTTTAGTCCACCACTATCTGGTAGAGCTATCCCTGTTGTTGCTTCAAGTACCTGCTTTTTCAACTCGTCTTGTGGTTCAGCCACGAACATAACGTGTTGTTCAGATACAGCAATTGGTTTTCTTGAGGCATAAGGTACGAAAGGAACCATTCCAATTTTACCTTCACCTGCTGGTACTAACAAGATTCCATCTGTTAATGTATAGAATCCTTTATCATATACCACTTTTGCTACAACCTCTTCTCCGGTTGATAGTCTTACAATTTGTACATCGCTCATTGCGTTTCTCCTGTAATAGTGTTTATTATAACACAGTTTAATTTAAATGTCAATAGTTTAACTGAAAAAATCTTCAATCGTATTTACCTTTTCAGCTGACCATCCGACCGCATCAAGAATTGATTGAATAGGACTAAGGAACACTTTATCAAACTGAAGTTCAGTATCAATGTAATCATGTAGTCCAAGTTGTTTGGGTAAAAGACCTGGAACCGATATTGCGTTTTCACGAATCGGATTAGGTACTTTCAGATATAATAGTTTGACCTTATCTCCACCTTGAATCGTCTCAAACTTCTTATCAAGTCCTTTTTCTTTAAGGAAATGGTTATACATCAAGGAACCACGAACATGCATTGGAGTACCTTTACGGTATATAGAACTCTTCTCTTGATACTTTTTGAGTTCAGATACACCTGATGTCTTTGCGATAGCAATAGGATCTAACTTACGAAACTCTTCTTTGAAATCTCGAATGAACTCTTGGGTTGTTACTTCGTCAGTGTTCATAATTACTTCAAAACATTTCTTGAGTTTCTCTCGACAGATTTCAGGAGTTGAAGATCTTACTGATTCCAATCCTGTAACTGATATCTTAGGAGTATCATAATGTACACCTTCAGAGTTCAACGTATTTAGAATATATCGTTTCTTAGCAACAAAGATACCACGGTGGGCAATCTTTTCACGTTTCATTACCATTGCATTACGATATGTACCGAGATCAGCTGCAAGCTTTTCATAACCATCTTCAATGATTTGTTCTATTTTTGTTGAACATACTCGGTCAAGGAACTCTTCACCTTTGTCTTTATCAATATCAACAGTACCAAATACTTCTGTAATCAGAGGACCGAAGTCAACATAGATAGAGTCGGTATCAATATAGATAATGTAATCAACACCATCAGTACCAAGAATTTTGTTTAGGTAATCATTCACTGATTTCTGAGCATATCTAATACTGAGCTGACCACTTGTGGTAATCGCTTCAGCCATTTCGTTAATATAGTATAAGAAATAGATGTTTGCGGTTGCACCATACAAACTGTTCATGGCAATCTTAATTGACATTTGCGAGTTATGTAATTGGTTGATCTCACGCTTTAACCTTTTGAGTTCAGCAGGATCTTTTTCAACCTCAAACTGTTGTTCAGCAGCAATCATTTGCTTTTTGATAACTGAACGGTTATTATAATATTCATCAATGATTTCAGGAATGATTCCTAACTTCTTATTAGAAAAGCAAACACCATTGGCAGCAACGGATACACCATCACGGTCATTTTGATATTCACCTTTGAGTACCATATCTTGAGTTACATATTCACGATCATCAGGCATATATGTTTCTGGTGACATATTATATTGTAACATCAAATGAGGATATAGTGAGTTAAGGTCAAAGGATACAACCCAAGGATGCATACCGACCTTTGGATCTTTTACATAACCACCTACAAGATCTCCTGCTCTTTGACCAGGACTACCTTTTAATGGAGGAACGATTTTGTCTTTCATCAGTTTACGATATATGGTTGCTTCCCATATACCAACAGTACCAAACGCATCTCCGTAGTTTACACCACCGTCATATGCAACCGTCATAACCAATGCAAGCAATCCTGTCTCTTCTTCGAGACGAGCAATCAGTTGAGTATCTTTAAGGTTATAGTCCAAATATAATTGTGGATTCTCATCCCATAAACCAGTTAGAGAACCATACTCAGAATAATCAATTTTCTTTTCACCAAGAACAACATAAGCAATATGATCTAACTTGTATGATTCTTGAGGACCATACTTATAACCAAACTTCTTGAAGCAATCCATATAGTCAATAACAGCAACACCCATAATAGAATATGTTGAGTTGACTTTACCGAAAATTTCTCGAGATCTTTGTTTGATTGATTTGTGTGGAGATAACCGTCTTGCAGTATCTTCTCCAAGTAATGCTATGATACGAGTTACGATGTATTGAATATCAAAGTACTCAACGTTCCAACCTGTAACGATATCAGGATAATCAGTTGTCCACAGTTTCATAAAGTATTGAAGTAAAGCACGTTCACCATCAACACCATCAAATAAAACAAACTCAATCTTTTCTTGAGGAATATCAGTTACAGTTTGTGTCTTGTCATAATCTTTACGACCGAGTACATAATATACATCGTCTCGAGAACTATGATATGCAATTGATGTAATAGGCTTATCAGCAGTTTCCATATTAGGATAACCATCACTGATGTCAACCTCAATATCAAACGATACGATATTTACTTGACTGACGTCATAGGTTACCTTATCAGGATACTCTTCTTGAATAAACTGAGTTACATAATTTGTTGAACCAAACGTCTTCATACCATGAACACCTTTGTATTCTTCGATGAAGTTCTTTGCTTCACGCATATCACCAAACTTATGTGGAGATACAGGTAAGTTACCTTCTAACGAACGATAACCTTCTTCTCCTGCTTTTGGAGTATGAACATATAGTGTTGGTTGAAAAGGTACGCGATACGAAAAACGTTTACCGTTTTCATAACCACGATGTAAGATATTATTACCATACCTTTCAACGGATGTATAGAATTTAGTCAATGCCATAATGCCTTTTTATATTTGAACAACCATTATATACTATTTGACAGAGAATGTCAATGGTTATTGTGCCAACTCCGAGAAGTTCTTAATCTTCTCAAACTTGAGGTTGTTCTCAAACTTTTCTGCGAACTGATCACCACGATGTGATATCACAAAGATGTTGTCATCGTTATTCAGTCCATGTAGAGTCTCAATTAAACTTTCAATACCGACACCATCCAAGGCACCGTCTAAAGTTTCATCGAGTATCAATAGATTAGTGGATACTGAAGATCTGAGTTTCGCAACCGATCTCCAAGCCAACATAATTGATAATGTGATACGCAGTTTCTCACCTTCGGAAAAACTAGCATAAGTGAACTTGTCTCTGAACCTTGAACGTATTACTTCATTAAACTCTTCGTCAAGCTGAAAGTCAACGAACAGATCAAACGCAGCAAGATACTTGTTGATAAGTTTATTAATAACAGGTATGTACTGAGAAATGATCTTTGCCTTAATACCACCATCTCGTAAAATGGTTTGAACGATATTCAGTACTTCATGTTCATCAAGTAGTTTTGTTCGGATCTCAATTTGTTTATCAAGTTTCTTTTGTAGATTCTCAAGTTTAGAAGTATCAACTTCATCAACTTCTTTTTGAGCATTGTCGAGTTCTTTCTTATATGCAACCAATGCATTCTTCGACATTTTAATCTCAGCTCGTATTTCAGAGATCTTAAAGTTAACAGCTTGAATCTGATCTTCGATTTTTGAAATAGAACCAAGACGATCTTGATGAGTCTTAATTGTTTCTGCTATATCAACCAAACCTTTTTCAATATGAGCTTTCTGTTGATTCTTATCTATAATCTGTTCTTGTTTGAAATCATGCTCAATACCTTGCTTACAAGTTGGGCAATCATCATTGTGTTCATAGAAAGATAATTCTTTTTCAAATTGAACTCTACTTCTTTCAAGTTCAGCTCTCTTTTCGGTTGCATCGGTAAACTTTTGTTTTTCATTAGGTTTATCAGAGATATCATCGTAGAATACTTTAATAATTTCGTCTTGAGTATCAATACGATTATTCTTTTCTTCGATATCATCAATATGACCACCCATCTTTTCTTTGATCTTATCGACTTCAACTGTTTTAAGTTTACGAATCTCTTCGTTGTTTTCTTCAGCTGATTGTATATTGTTTTCTATAATTTCAATGTCATACTTGTTGTCTGTGATTTCTGTTTTAATACCTGACATACGATCTTTTGCCAATGTACCCATAACAGAGAATACTTGAATATCCAATAGGTCTTCGATAATCTCTCTACGTTGATATGCTCTCAATTCCATAAAAGGAATATAAGTAGCAGAACCAAGTACTACGATCTGATTGAATGCTTTGAAGTTAATACCTAAAATAGATTCTTCAAGGAATGCTTGATAATCTCGAACTGATGCATCTTGATTAATCATTGCACCATTCTTCCAAATCTCAAAGATGTTAGGTTTGATACCACGACGAATCATATACTTATCACCACCTGCGGCAAAGTATAACTCAACGACGAGTTCTTTGTTATTAATAGAATTTACAAGTTGGGCTTTGTTGATATTACGGAAAGGTCGGCCATATAAGCCAAATACGATTGCATCAAGCAATGTACTTTTACCTGAACCGTTTGACCCAGCGATAAGTGTGCTAGGTACTTGATTTAGTTCAACTGTTGTGAATACGTTTCCAGTCGATAGAATGTTTTTATATAATACCTTCTCAAAATTAATTCTCATAAACTAAGGGCCTCGTGATATAATTCATCAACTAAAGTTTTGACCTTACCTTTATCAACATTGGTTTCAAGACCATCAATATATTGAGATAAGATTTCAGTTGTGTCTTTTGTTTCGTCAAGTATTTCATCAACACCTTCTGCATCTAAATTCATATGATCATCAACGGCTCGAACATCAACAGCACCACACTCTGACATACGACCCATAAACATATCATAAAGATAAGCGTTGGTTCTATTTTGAACAATGACCTTTACATAGGTATCTTTATATTGTTCAACATCATAATTAGCAACAGTGTCAACTGTCCAATCCTCGTCATCATAAAATACTTTATAGAATACACGATTAGGATTCTCAATCTTAACCATCTCTCTTGTTTCAGTATCGAATACATGGAAACCTCGACTACCTTTATAATCAGACCATGTCATTTCATACGGTGATCCAAGGTACTCAACATTACCATATCTTGAAGGATGGTGGAAATGACCAGAGAACGCAGATTCAAAATTCTTGAACACGTTCATATCAATACCATGCGTACACAACGCACCTTTCATCATCTCGAAACCTTTTACTTCAAGGTGTCCCATTAATATATTAGCATCAGAGTTCTTTACGATTTCTAGATTCTTTTCACCGTTCTCTTTATTCAACCAAGGTAGCATAAGGAATTTAGTTGAACCAATTTCCAATTCTACTCCATCATCTTGATATAAAGTAAACTGCGGATACTCTTTGGTCAATAGATTCATACTATTGATTTCGTTAGTACTTGCATAATAAGTATCATGATTACCAACAAGAGCGTGGAAATCAATATTACGTTTTGCTAAATTGTCAAAGAGAAATGATTTGCCTGCCGATAGTGAAGCATAATTAATATACTTACGACGGTCAAACGTATCTCCAAGATCAAACACAGTTGTGATACCATGTTCATCAATATATGGAAAGAATATTTCTTCGAAAAACTTTCTCTGAACTTCGTGGAATACTTTGCTATCTCCACGGACACCGATGTGTATATCGGTAACGATCGCGATCTTCATATTACTCCTGAGCGGCTTTGGCGTTATCCATTGCTGCTTGAGCATTCGCCATGTATGCCATTAATTGGTTACGTTGCTTTGTAATTTTTGATTTCTTTTTGAGAGCTCTATCCCATTTGAGTCGAGATACTTTGTCTTTATATACAACACCATGTAAGTGGTCAAACTCATGTAGGAAACATCTTGCGGTGTAACCTTCAAATCGACCTTCCTGTGGTTTACCTTCTTCGTCAAACCATTTTGCTTCAACAACATTAGGTCTTGGCATTTTAACAAATACATCTGGGTAACTTAAACAACCTTCGACATCTAATTCAGTTTCTTCAGATACCGAAATGACTTCAGGGTTTACGAACATCATGCAGTTCTCTTTGTTTTCACCGATAATGAATATCTTATAATCTAATCCAACCTGACATGCTGCAAGGCCGAGACCTCTTTTTGAGACCATCAGCTCTACCATATCTTGTTTGGTTTGCTTCAAATCTACTTGAGGATTGTTAATATCAATATCTTCTAATACTTTTGATAGTATTGGGTCTTTACTTGGTACTAGTTTCATAGTGTTCCTTCTTCTCTCATTTGTGCACGAATATCAGATGCTGAAACTTTCTCAATATCTTCTCCAAGGCTATGTTCAGTAAACGTATAACCTGGCGTGCGTCCATAACTAACATCAACAATATTAGGAACCATTTGGATCATATACTCTCGACCTTCTTCAAAGCCAGCATCTCCCAAACCTTTCTTAATACTATCAATTACAGCAATTTCTCCGAAGGGATTATCAGATGCAATCTCTTCGTTTCCATATACTTCTCTAACCATTATAACACATTGTCCTGTTAATGTCAAGGCCTTTTTGAATAATTCTGTATGACCTTTATGCCAGGGTTGCCACCTACCTAGTAATTGAACAGTAGGCTTTGTGTAATCAAAGGGATTCTCATAATCAAACATAATCTATTTCTTCTTGAGTTTATTCTCGAAGTCGTCAATAAAATCGTTAATATAGTCAGGCAGTTGATTTCCAGTAACTGGTTCTCCTGCAGAATCAAACACTTCATTATCCATCATCTGTCTTTGTGAAGCTTTAAATTTAATATACATCTGCTTTTTCTCTTTAGAGATCCTTCTTAAAAATGCATACCAAATGATTTGAGTAAAATAGGCAAATGGATTTTGTGATTTCTCTGGATTGAAGTTATGTATATATTGAAGGCAGTTCTCGATTCCGTCTGAGATCATTTCTTCCTTATACATATAACCACTAAAGTTTGGTCTTGTTGCCAACCTTTGAGCAATCATCATAATACACTTACCGATGTAATCGGGTACTTGTGGATTCTTTTCTCCACATTCCTCAGCTTCCTTGCATCTATCTCTGTAGTCGATAAGTGCTGCGAGGAGGTCTTTATTGTTTACGTAATTTCGTTTCTTAGCCATTTCAAACTAACACTCCTTTTTTAAATAATAATGTAATTATAAACTAGTTTCACTGATTTGTCAATGGTTTTATAACAAATATGAAATTAATTTAACTTTTTTCAAAAAAACTATTGACATATCTATAAACTCCTTGTATAATAAGACTATCGGCTTTAAGGTATACTATAAGTTAGATATCAACAGTAAATATTTTAAACGGAAATTCTTCCGACGAGTAGATCTCAATCCTACTCTTAAAATGTTTCAATGTATAGTTTTCATAACTACCCACCGATAAATCATCAGCAATGTCATAGAGGACCGCTTTCTGCGAGTCCTCCGCTTTACGCAAACTTCTTCCGATTGATTGTAATACTTTAATCTCAGATTTACTTGAGGAAGCAAAGATTACATTATCGAGTCTTTTAATATTAACACCAGTACTAAATACTCCATAGGATGCGAGTATATTGTGTTTCTTATCAGGATCGTTCTCGACCAAATGTCGTATGCGTTCACGTTCTTCTCCTTTTGTTGCTCCGTATATAAAATGCAGTTCTCTACCTTCTTTTTGTAATAAAGGTTCAAGCACCTTACCATGTTTCTCAACCAAGTCAAATA